TGAATTGTTTAAAAAGAAAGCGGTTCCTGATGTATTACCATAAAAACAGCCATATTCATCCGTTGCGCCACTGGTGAAAGCAATAATTTCTTCGCTGCCGCCAACTTCTGCTGCCCTTCTAGCAACTGCAAACATCGTATTCGGGCCATTAGCAAGAGCATTAAGTCCTGAAGGCAGTAACATAGAGTCGTTGCCATCTGTCGTAATAACATTCAAACTATTTAATGTGTTTTGATTGGTCATTGGTTGAGCAGAACCAGTCCCTTGTGTTGCATCGAATCCGTTTCCAGACTTATCATCCCACTGTGAGACAAAATCCGCTGCCGAAGTAATAGTACTTGCGTCATCAGCATCTAGCCATAACTGTAAACCGGCGATTTGATCAGGTAAAAACGGTAATTCGCCGCCATCTGTAATAGTCCAAAGATCACTAGAAATCATGTTCGCTTTTGCTGTAGCTGGCGCACCACTACTAAACATCGCGGCTCCTGCATCAAAAGTAACACTGCTTTGTAAGGCTAGCGCATCCCAAGCCACCAATAACAAATCATAGTTTGTAATCTGAAAGGCAGATCCATTAAACATTAAAGCCGCTGTCGTTAAGTTAATAACATTCCATCCGCTCACATCTTGATCAAAGACCGTAGCATTATCAAACATACTGTCCATATCAGTAACAGCAGTCACAGTCCAGGCATTCACTGCTTGATTGAAAGCAGCCGCACCGCAAAACATAGAATCCATCGTAGTGACGCTTGAAACATTCCAAACGCCAATGGCTTGATTAAATGCAAGCGCATTTTTGAACATATTCGACATATCAAGGACACTTGAAACAGTCCAACCACTGATATCTTGATTGAAAATAGAGGCACCAAAAAACATTAATTCCATAGTAGTAACAGCAGAGACATTCCAACTGGTAATATTTTGATTAAACCCTGTGGCTCCCTCAAACATGTCTGACATATTAGTAACTAAAGCAACATTCCAACTATTAAGTGATTGATTAAAAGCTGCCGCATCTCGAAACATCGAAAACATATTGGTAACCAGAGCAACATTCCAAGTATTCAAAGGCTGATTAAAGGCTGTGGCTCCGTTAAACATATTGGACATATTAGCTGAAGACGATACATCCCAAATATCGATATCTTGATTGAAAGCGACTGCACCGGAAAACACATTAGCAAAAGAAGTGGCTGATCCAACATTCCAGCTACTAATATCTTGATTGAAAACAGTCGCATTTTGAAGTATTCCAACCACATTAGTAACTGATGATAAATCCCAAGATCCAATATCACTATTAAAGGTACTTGCATTAGCAAACACCGAAGACATAGATATGGCAGAAGAAGTATTCCAAGCACTAATATTTTCATTAAAGACAGTTGCACCGTTAAACGTATTGTCAAACATTGTTACATTAGACATGTCCCACTGACCCATATTTGGGGCAGTTGTTAAATTAGAACAATTCATGAATGCGGAATCCATATCCGTTGTTGTAGAAGTATCTAAAATATCAGTAGCCGTTAGTTTTAAATTAACACAACCGTTAAAATAACGGCCTAAAGTCCCCAGAATTAATGGCCCATACATACTAATCACTAATAACTTTTCTTCATCGCCAGCATTGTTGAATCTAAATCCAGTAATAGTCCCTGTTATTATCACATCATAACTATCGATAACGGCATAAGTATGGGTGACTTCTGCCTGATTCCAAACAGTGATTGTATCTGAATTACCATCGCCCCAATCCACGAAGAAGTTATAAGTGCCAGACGCTACTAAAGGCAAGCTGATCTGATCGTTATTAGAAGTGCCTGGGTTATCGGTCTTCCAGAAAGAAATAAATTCCACGGCCGGAACAGCGCCATCACTAATAGTATCTTGGACAGTGTTCCGGATAGTGTTCTGAATAGTGTTTCTAATTGTCATGATTTACTTCTTTACGCGCTTTTTCCTTCTCTTCTTACGCTCTTTTACTGTATGAATAGGCATGATTACCCCCTATAGGTAAGTTCTGATGGTTTTATTGGATTTTCGCACTCTTTAAATTTAGAATATTTTATCTTTTGGTCTTTGTAATCTTTATTGGATATGGCGGGTGTTGGGTTTATCACTGCTTGGCCCTGGGATCCTGCTTGTTGTGCTGCCGACATATCTTGGTAGCCCTGATGTAGCGCATAAGACCCTAAAGATCCTAATGGTTGGCCAGTGCCGCTTAGTCCGAATGCTGCTTGTCCTAATAACCACGAATAGTCAAACATAATTATTTCCTCGGTATTTTAGCCCCACGTTTACGTGCTTGTTTTATATTAACAGCTGCATTTTGCTTTAATACAGGTGCTCTTGTCTTGCTACCCCCACCATCCATAGCAGTTCCACCTTTATTTTTAGCGATACGGCCTGTATCAGACTCAACAACTCTAAATTTCCCACCCCTTTTTACTACTTTAGTTGGCATTTTTATCTTCTATTGTTGGTTCACATAATTCATTACCATTTAATGCTAATAAATCAAACCTTTTTGCGATTATTTTATAAAGAAAGGCCATGAATGGTGAATCTTCAGGTGCATAGACATGAGTCGCCGTATCAATATCGTCGATTATGTTCCAAAGTAATATTTCTCTTTCAGTAATCATTATATCAACCTTTGGCGTTTTGTTTCTAGCTATGGCTTATTCCTTATTATACCATCAATAACTTTAAACCCTTTAACAAGAACGTTCATAACTTTTGGAATAGTTATTACCAATAAACACAAAACATAGAACGCACTTACTATTTGAATCCATTCTGCATAACTTAAGGCGCCTAACGCATGGGTTTTAAGATAATCTAATTGAATGGGTATAGTGGCCAGACCAGCTGAAGCCGTGCCGGAAACAGAAAAAGAAAAAAAATGATTACTTATGTAGTCGTGTATTTCTTTTAGTGCATGCATTTTTTCTTTTCTTCGCCAATATAAGTAATATTAGTCTTGAAATTGTGTAGATTATTTGTAATCCAATGATAGTCAGGACTAATATATCCTTTATGTCCGTTATAAATTCCACGCCAAGGTATCCAGTACAGCAATACAAGCAACTCTATCAAAATCAAGCCACTAGATATCATATCATATTCTCTGTAAAGAAGCTGATCATATGTCAACCCATTAAAGACTGTAAAGAAGTTAACGAATAGACCACTTATTTCGATTGCTGCAATAATGAAGGTTAATTTACTTTTTTGAATAGTCAAAATTACGTAAACTATTAGCGTAGACCATGCGGCATTCGCCACATAAAACCAGGAGTCCGATCCTAACAGATAAAACCCTATTGTACCGAGCCCATAGGGAATTAGGTGTAAACTAAAACAGGTGATAAGAATACATAGATATTTCATTTTTTCTTGTTTCTTTTTTCTTTAGCCTCTTTCCTTTTCCTCTCCCTTTCCCTTGCTTTTGCACGATTTTGTGCTCCATTTGGCATAACGTGTGCTCCCCTTTAGATTAAAACGGCATGTTACACCATAATGTTATACCTTACAAAGGTTTAGTATTTAACGCCTTATCACTTCTTCAGCCAAAGAAAATAAATACCACGTAATGGAAGCTGACATAATAAAAACTAATATAAAAAGGATCTTCCTTTTAGTATCTAAAGTTTTAAAAGTTTTTAACATTATTTTCTCCGGCAAGCGTGAATTGACCAGGATAAATCTCTTGTCCTTTTGCATAATGTCTTATTTCTTCTGGCCGAACACATGCTAATCCGTTTTTAGTAACAACAGCTATAAAATGAGTCTCGAAACAACGTATTTTACCAAAACTGTCCTTCCAAATGCCGCTATGTATATAGACAAGATCGCCTACTTCAAAACATTTATTAAGTAATTCGTCCATTTATTCCTCAAATGTTTTAACTAATAATCCGATAGTTACAGGAACAAACCAAAATATACTAGATAATGCTATCAGCCAATTTGGCATCTTGTCGCTTACTTCAATAAGCGCTATTCCAGTACATATCACCATATATAGATAAAATATTAAAAAGATCATAATTAATCCTCAATATCAATTAAATCAGCAAATTTTTCAATAAATTCTCTAAAGTTGTCTGGATCAAAACGTTCCATCAGTATTAAACTTAATTTTAGCCCTATGACTATATGTCCAACAGTTTCATCGTGTCTGCTCAAAGAAGCCATTCTTGCCAATTCCTCTGCTAAACAACCACTATCGACAAGGTTGGTAGCTATTTGTATGTGCTGTTCATCCGTCATGTCTATTTGGTCTGGTTCTTGATCCATATTATCCTTCCCACTTTTCAATTTTAAACTTAATGTATTCATCGCCCTTCAAGGTAATCTTCTATTTCTATTTTGGCATCTTCAAACCCAAAACAAACCACAGTGCTATATTCTTCTTTGCTTAATTTGGATAACCAAATCTTTTGATTTTTTGTCACTTTGCCTTTTTCGCTTTTCATTTCTATAAACAAACCATGCTTTTCCCAAGCCGCAACCGGCAAAAACAAATCAGGAATGCCTGACTTAACGCCTTCAGCCTTTAATTTAGCAGCAACAGCTTTATGTCTTTGGCCACCATTTGGAATGGCAAAAATCAGGTTGAATGGGTAACCTTTGTATTCACACCATTCAATAAGAGCTTTTTGTTCTTGATGCTCAAGATCTTTCATATCGTCTACCTTGCCAAGCGTCATTAACGGATAAAGGTTTTATATTGATTCTATTCATTCCCTAATTAATTTCAGTAACGTATCGTTTTCTGGTGTTAAATAAAATTTACATTGCTTACAAAGCATTTCACCAGATTTCATTGTTATTGATAATGTTGTTTTATCATATCCAACATCAACTAATTTTGAAGCCCTATGTATTAAATCATCAAATTTTTTAACTTCTACTACTTTTTCAATATCATCATCTTCGTTACAGCCAAGCTCTTCATTTATAAGAGCCGATTCTGACCAATGGACTAATATACTTTTAATGTCTTTTAACTCCATAGTTATCCCCCTTACAAGCTTATCTATTAACCAATTGTATTTTATCAAGAAATACCTGATCAAACGGAATCTCTAGCCCTTTATCCACCATTTTATCCACCATTCCGAAGAAGAATTCTCGCTCATATTCAACGCCATGTTCTTTTAAAAATGCTTTTCTGTGATCGGTAATGTTGTATTCTGGAAGGTCTAGATCATACTGGCCATCCATATGCAAAGGCTTCCATAATGCATATACAAACAATTCCCCTATTTGATAGTTGTCTTTGACATATTTTCGGCCAACCGCATGATGAATATGTATTTGAGATGATCCAGTAATAACACAACCAAAATCAGCAACCATTTTAAGCCATGTTTTAATCTGCTTTCGAGTAGGTTTTAACATTGCTAACTGCCTTTCCCATAAATTCGATGGATCTTTTTATTCTATCCAATGATTCATATTCATCTATATGAATTTCAACTGTTGTGTATCGGTTCCCACAATCTGTACATTCTCTGCGCCTTCTTAAAAAATTCACCTCGCAAGATCTGGAATTTATAATAATGCTTATATTAGATCCACACTCATGACATGACATTTTTCTTGTGCGGTTTTTTGCGCGGCCAATGCTTCTTGAACATTGTTTACACCTAGTGCTATATCCATTTTTACATTTAGGATCTTTATAAAATTCATCTAAAAGTTTATTTTTTTTACAAATTGTACATTGCTTTTGTGTGGGTTTAATCAAGTCCTTCGCCTTTACCCTGCTTGTTGCCTAATGCCCAATTATTCATAAGCTCTTTAGTGGCAAAATATCTAAAGTGTGTATTTATTGTATTTGAACCGTTTTTACCAGCGTCATAGCCTGCCTTATATGCCTCAGAATTTTTTTTAGGATCATCAAATATTTCTGTTTGATCTTTCATAATTCACCTTTAGAATCTAATTTACTCTTCGCTATTCCAGTGTCAGTAAGTTTATAGAATGTACGATTAACTTTATATAATCTTGGCTCAAGTGCTATTAATCTTGAATCAAGTTCTATTTCTTTTTTTCTTGATTCAATTAGTCCTTTTCTTTTTAGTGATTGTAAATACATAAAGATATCTCTTCTTTCCAGTTCCCCTTTTGATGATCTTATCAATGAAAGATAATATTGTTCTGTATCGGCCAATAATGACATAATCAATTGTTCTTTTTTATTTAATTCAATCATTTTTCTTAGACTCTAATTTACTGTGAACAGCATTTAATAATTCTATTTCGCCTTTGCATTTAAGTTTAAAATAGTGAATCACCCATACCATGTAAGTCTTTCTTCATCGCCTCAATAGCAAGTTCTTTAGTAGAACCGTGTCCAGAAGCATAATTATCATAAAATTCAGCATGCCAAGGATCATAATTGCAATTTTCGAATCCTTCTTCGTCCATATTGGTTGTGCCCATCAACGAAAATCCAATTCGTGCCTCAAATTGACCGTTATCAAGTTTCTTAACATGGCAATCTGTCGTGCCGCACACGCCAATGCTATCGCAAATAAATATGGTTAAATCATTCATGGTGGCACCCATTATCAGCTCTATATCGATATTCTTCATCAGCTTCCAGACATATATCTTCATTGTCCATATTTTCAGCTAACCATTTTAAATAACTGGATGGCAAATCCTCTATTTCTTCGCCTTTATGTTTTCCGAATGGCATTTCCATTTTTATTTCCTCAATTCTTTAAGAGTCTTCTTAAGCACTTTATGCTCTTTAGATGTAGCGCGATAAGTCTTTTCATACCTAGCACCAGGCTTTTTATCTCTTATACGTTGATCTCGCTTGAGTTCTGTGTTTGTTTTAGCCATTTTTATATTTTCAGCTATTGCGTTCTTAAATCCACATCCGGTATGAATGATACTGGCTTAAAAATAACTCTGTACCTGTAAACATCCACATTCGATGCCCCTAGCTGCTCAGCAAAGTAGGTGACGTTATCAGACAACCCTAAAAAATGTTTTTTGTATGATGTTGCGCTAGTCTTACAAGTCACCTCTAATTGTGAGTCCATACTATCTACGTCTAATGAACATCTACCTTCAATTGATAACAAATATACCCCTTGAATAGCATCATAAAAAACTATACGCCGATCTATTTCAAACATATCTGAAGCTTTAGATAGATTATTAGACGCAACTTCTGCGTCCGAACAACCTACAACCATAGTTATAACAGCCAGCATTAGTAAATTTTTCATCTTCTTGTCCTCATTATTTATTAACTGTGTGATGCAAAGATACACTATGTGACATGTCATGTCAAGGATTATTTTATTCCGCCCAAGATCTGTCATTCCACCTTTCAAATGTGCTTGTAATATCAGTCTCAATAAGAAATCTTTCATTTAACCAAGCTAAATTGATAGATGACCATCCACATTCTATTGTTTTGTCTATTACTTGATCAGGTGTTTTCCCAATTTTGATCGCATTAGCCGCATGATCCATTGCGATCTCAAGCGCATGCTGTGTTAATGGCTTCTTTATTATTTTCCGGTGATCAATAAAATGCTGTGCGCTTTCTTTGCTTATACCATTAGGAAGATTGTCTAAATCGTATTTCATATTAATTGCCTTATATATGTTCAGCAAATCTCTTTAATTAATCCCATCACGCTCTATTCTCAAATCTTTAACGATCACGGTATCAGAGTATTGGTCTTTAAATAAAGCTCGGCCGATTCTATCCCAGCTAACATACCACTGGTTAGTGCTTAAACCCCCGTTAAGAGAGGCTTTCACTGTTAACTTAAAAGACACCCCTTCACTGCTTATATTAACTATTTCTTTAATAAGTGTTTTCATAATTACCTCTTTGTTTTAAGCATAGTTGTCATATAGACCTTAGGGTCTTGTAAACACTTTTACACCTTCAAAAATCTCAGCAGACCTGTTATCTATAATAGCAACTGTATGCGGGTGATGGTTTTCGTTTAAATAATTAATAAGCGGTGTTGCTGCTCTTTCAAATGCATCTTCACCTACATAGGGATTTACTGCTCTGTCAGCAATATCAGCAGCTAACTCAGCAAGCAAATAACACTCTTTACTTTGAAATCTAGTCTGCGAAGTTAGTTCTTTTATCTTATCTCCTAAGCTCATTTTATTTATCCTCTTAACATTAACCTAGATCTAAAACGGTTTGTTTAATACTTAATTCCCATAGTTCATCTAGAGCGTTTTGCAGGGATAGCCCAACCCGTCTTTCAAAACATATCTAACAATATACGGCACCTTTTCAATCCATTGAGGCGGTCAACCTCTACCCTGCATTCACGCCGCTTTATCCTCGCTCGAAAGTTATTCGATATGTAGTTATACTATTTCGCTGTTTAAAGTCCTACGATCGACATTAGCTCAAGTTTAAAGTGTTCAGCTCTGCCCTCACTCATAGTTTTTGTTCTCCTTCCACTAATTTAATCAACCCTTTATCAATAGAAGATTTTATTCCGACATGATCTGCAAAACTGTTTTCTGGGTAGTCGTATAAAGCATTGTCTTCAACATCTACTAATCCCTTAAAGTACCTGTTTCTCCAATAAAACATGCGCTCTTTTATCTCGATCACATTTCCTGTTTTAACGCTTTTGTATTTCATGCTCTATTATCCTCGTTAGACGATAACTAATTTTTAGAAGACAACAGCAGTGAAAAATCTTTCCCCTTTCCCGTTGATTCGTTGAACTGTCATAGAATCGAAGCCCAATTCACGCCCGAGTGATTTCCATGCATTATTAGCGTTCTCTTGAGCGCTTTTAGGCTTGCCACATTGAAGCATGATCATTGGCACTGGGTTACTGGCGTCTATAAGGATGTTAAGCTGACGCTCAGTTATTTCAAATTCTTTTCTTTCCCTCACAATAAATCCTCCAAAAGTTAATTTGTTGATAGACTCTTATGAGGTGATGCTGAGTCGAAACTAAGCTTGTCTCGCCCAGCGAACCTTTGTCGCTTTAACAAAAGCCACCAGTTCAACAACACCACCACATAAAAGCCTATCGTATCTATGGAGCGAGGCGTGGGAATCGAACCCACCCTTCCTACTGGTCGTAGGACGCTCTACCAAGCAGCTTACCCAGCTTAAATAAAAGCCTATCGTTAATAAAATAATTTCTAGCCTATCTCGTTACTTCCTTTTGGCTTTTCATCGTTCTTGATTGTTACTTTGAAACATTTCCTTGCTGCCGCATGATAGACAACAACACCTTCTGCGTTCATAAACCCAGGAGCAGCTTTACTACCGTTTTTTTCCAGGTCTATTAAGCAATTATTTATTTCATTTTCACTGTACTTGCCTGCATACAAGAGCGGAACAAGATCGCAGCAGGAAGGGCGATCATTACTCCATCTTCCAGTATTAAATAAAGAAAATATCTTTTTATCCATCCCATATCTTCTTTGAATTCCAGACCCCCACCATTCACCATAATGGCGCCCAGGCCCAAGATTTTCTAATTCTTCTTTGTTTTCATTTGCCCAACGAGCAAACCCTGCATTATCGTTATCTGGAGTTATCCATCGATTACGGCTACCAACAAACATATTAAGGTCTTCATCGAATGCTATCTGTGAATTGGTACCATCTATTTTTTCAGTAACTACAATCCCTCTGTTGAGACGAGCTATTTTTTCAAAGCTTTCAAATTCCACAATATAGCCTCCAAAAGTTAATTTGTTATGTACGTTAAGGTCAGTGATTGGAGTTTTAAAGATAGGGTGTTATACTTGCGATATCTTCAGTGCTTCTATCACTGGGGCCAATCCCTCTGATTCCATCCCGTTAATGCGGGGTGGGTCAGTCTTAGGAAAGACTTTTAGTTACTTTACTCTTGTGTTTCCTCTTAGTCAATTCCATTTTTCTGTACCTATAAAATTTTATGAGTTCTATGAATTGAGATTCTGTGACTTCTATAGTAACTCCAGGGCCTTCTCCTTGAAAAGTATAATAAGCAGTACAAATACGTATATATTCATCATAAACACCCATTTCAACGACAGAATCTTTTGTCTTAAATTCAGTGTTGAAGTAACTTTCTGCTCCATGGTCTTCAATTACTACGACACCATCATCAAATATGGTTAATTCAAATCTAGCGTCTTTAGCTTCAAAAGTTTTAAGGTTTTTCATAATGATCTCAATGTGATCCTAAAATGGTTTTAACGCCGGTCTCAAGCGTTATAACAGTACTTTATGTGCTGAAAGTATATTATGTTTATTTATATTATACTTTTGTCTTGCTAGAGTATCAGCTACCGATTATCTAACTACTGCAAAATAAATAACATAAAACCAAGAAAAAATACCATGTAATATTGCCCATAAAATGGACTTATTTACACTAAATGATATAACCATAGCCAAACAACACCCAAAACTAATCCCTTCTTCAACGATATTATTCTTGTTTGATGTTTTCATGAATCATCCTCCTTTAACAGTTCTTTAAATCGTGTTATAGCGGTAGCTTCAGCAATTAATAACTCTTGTTTAGATTTGGTTTTATTTACTCTCATTATAAATGTTTTCATAGCGTCTTCTAATTCGGAAACTCTCTTCTTTAAATTAGGCGATCCTTTTCCTTCTTCATAATAAACTTGAGCCTCATTACCTATACTGGGATCTATATCACTCATTATGTCTATCCTTTAATAATCCATTTTCAGATGTAACAAGTATTTCACTCACATCTGAAATTGAAAGCATTTCTTTTAAATGATCTATGCCCTTATATATCTTAAGATAGGGGTTTTCACAATAGGTTGCTTGATTGCTTCCATCTTCACATTCTCGACAACGAGTATTATTTGATGGGACTTTATTTTTCATATAATTTGTAAAGTACAATACTGATATCTTATGACCACAATCTAAAATAATGCAATTTACAATTTTGCGCACAATTTTTTGTGTGAATATATTTTTTGTTCTTCTTTCATTTTTTACGCGCTCTTCAATAAAAACACCTTTTCCTATTACTTTTCTTCTAATTTCACACATTATCTTTACTCTTTATGTACTTAAAATATTGTTATCGTTTATACAGGCTGGTAATTTCTTAGGAATTACATTGACAACACGCTCAAGCCGTTCAATTTTTTCTGTCAATTCTTCCAATATTATAATATGTTCAAAATGGCTTAATACGACCAATGCTATAATGAATACGCATAAAACAAAACTATCAAATTTCATTATCTTTGCTCCTATTTCTGTAAATTAATCTCTGTTCTTCTAGTCGCTTCTTTTGTGCGCCAGCTTTCAAATTTCATATTAATAGCATCTATTTTGTGCTTGGTTGCTTCTTCTATCTCTATGGCTGCCTGTAAGCCCTTTAACAGCTCTTTATATTCAGGGTGTGCATAGGCGTCCCTTTCTTGCTTTGATACGGGTATTCCAGGGTTATCGAGCTCTGAGGCTATCATTAGCAATGCTTTCTTGCTTTTCCTGAATTCAGACAGATAAATACGGTCTGCTTTGGCCTTAGCATATGCACCCCCTAAGTTAACAAGTTCTTCGTATATTTTTTCATCTGACATAATTGTTCTCTTGTTCTGATCTTATTGCCCATGTAGTCATTTAATAATCCTTAAGCTTTTGCCAACCAATGGTCTCTAGTCACACTGAATCCAGCTGAGTTTTTATGGCCTCCACCACCATACAATATGGCTATTTCAGATACATCAATACCATCATCGGACGACCTAAGCCCAAATATTCTTAAATCCTTTATGTCCCAGTAACATGCAGCAAATGGCTTTCCTTGACACATTGCATGAGCTGCATCTGAAACCAATGTATAAGGAAGTGAAGCGACAGGAACGGTATAACCACCAATATCCATTGGTCTTTGACAAAGGCTTACAAGCTCTGTTACATCTTTTTGATGTTTCCTTTCAATCGCATGCCCCTCTGCAGCAAGTTCTTGTATTGGAGTTTTTATAAGCCGATCCCAAATTACAAAGTCATATGGATAAGAAAAAACACTGGCCTGTATTTCTCTTGTTTGAGCCAGTTTAAATTGCCATAAATCTCTATCTTGAATATGACTAATGAGATCTGGCGCAGAATTCTCATGAAAATATTCCCAGGCAAGCATCGCGCCTGATTTCTCCATATCGAATTTTACATACACTCCGGTATTAGGCAGCCATCCTAGAGACCCATAGGGTGGTTCTGGATATTCGCACAAATCATCTTTTGCACTTTTATGATGATCAATAATAAGAATCGATTGGGCTTTTTGTGCCATTAATTCAATGACTGCTTTCTTGTAAGAGAAATCAACCATTATTACTATTTTTCCATCTACACAAGGAGGTTCCTGCTGATAAACTCCAGGGTAATACTCAATATTAGTATCTCCCAGAGCATGTCGTATACTCCATGCAGCGCCAAATCCGTCTGCACAGTTGCCGTGATAAATACAAATTATTTCTTTCATTTAAGCGCCTCGATTTATTTTCTGAGAAATTCTATTAAGTATTTCATTTTGCTTGTCACTAAGCTCTACATCTTTGTGTAAGTCAGCCAATGAATTAATAAACCCATGTTCCTTTGATTTTATATCTTCTTCGTCACATAATGGAAAGCACTCCATAACCCATGGCACATTATCTACTGCATTTTGATTTACTCTTCTTAGATAAGCCCCGCGTTGTGCTACTTGCCAAGCACCTCGGCCACATTTTTGACATTTCATGTCTTTTGCTTTCATTTAATCACCTCTTCTACAATTTGCCCAGATAGTCATTGATTCTTTATTATTCCCAATTTTTCCACCTCTTCTACAATACGGACATATACCCGTTCTAATAATCACTATGCTTCTGCTTATGTCTTTTTTCATCTTTATGTATTTCTTTTTTACCAGAACATTTAAAAAATGAGTTGGTGCATTGTCGCTTTTAAACTTAAATCTATCTTGTAGATCTTTGTGTGATGGCGCTCTTTTGTGTTTATACATATAAGTTTTTATGTATTTAAGAAACCGTGCTTGTTTTTTGGTTAATTCTTCCATGATTAATCCGAATCTTCAGAACCTATTAAATGCAAAGCAGTTATGCACCACCATATAACTGCGCCCACACTGGAAAGACTTAAAAAAATAACTAAAATGCCAATACCAAGGTTAGCCCAGCCTTCTGTCATGCCAACAAAAATAAATAGCGGCGCAAAGAAAACAACTAACATTGATATTCCTATTATCTTTTTCATGATTTACCCCATAAACAAGTATGCTGATATGTAGAATAAGCAAAACGTCCTTCCTCTGTAATAGTAAAATATTCCGCTGGTGGACCTTTTTTTAAACTATCTCTCATTTTTGACTTCACAAATCCTTGTTCTTTTACAAATTCTAATGCTTCAACTATTTCGCCTTTTTTGGCTCCAATTGCTCTAGCGAAAAGACTTCTTTTTAACCACCGGATACCGTTAGGATCTCTTTCAAGCGCTTGCTTACCGTCTACTTTGAAACCATTTATTAGCCTATCTAAAGTTCTGGCTTCTATTTTATTTAACACATTTACTCTCCATATCTAAATAAGCTAACTCACAAGCTCTGTTAAAAAGATCGCCACGATTCCAATCATTCATAATTTCTACATGATGAGCGCCGGAAGGACTTTCGTTTATTCGCTCTATTCTCGGCCATACGCCTCTATCATCAGGATCATCACAATATGTATAAGAGAAGGTTATTTTATATTCAGTTTTGTCATCTGTTATAAATGGCATATTAAGCATGTTGTTCCTCTTTTAATTAAAAAAGACTCTCAATCACTTGGCTGGTTAGTCGGACTTATCGTATTAAAAGTAAACAATTCGGATATTATAGCAATCGGTTGTTATTAAATAATTGTTATAGTATTCGGAGTTACCAAGCAGTTTTGAGTCATGCTTGAAGACAACCATTTCCAATTAGCATTTGGTTGCTGGAATACCTTTCCAGCTAGGGCAAGTGAAGCTGATCAACTCCAAACTATTTAAGGCATAGCTGCAAGCCTTTACCAAGTCGCCTTGAGAGTCCAAAGCTTTTAATCCTTAGTTGATAATATTGCCGCATAGTCTAACCAGACTTTAGAATCTACTTTAATATCAGTTGTCCAGTTAAGCTGTTGAATAGCAGCATCAATTAATCTAAGTTTATTAGAATAATAATCATATTCTTTGGTGATTTCTGATAAATCACACCTAGGCACTTGTGCTACTACATCGTCATAATCTTCACTAACTTTTTTGCGATTAAATTTTACCTCGAATAAATCCTTATCTTTAATCATTCTAATTTGATCTACTTTTTGTGATAATTCTTTTCTTCTTAATAGTGCGTCTGCTAATTTCATATCGTTCTCCTTAAAAGTTAAATGTTAGTTTCTTCTTTCATGTAACAGCACTTTAATACATATAAATATATATGTCAATATATTTTAAATATACTTTACAATATTAAAGATTGTGTGTATTATAAATGGACTAGGAGAATATTATGGAAATACCAAAAGAAGTAGATGTTACTATTACTGTGCAGTTAAGCGAAAGCGATAGCATTGCAATATATGCAAATGATCAGTGCGTTCCAAACGGATGGATGACTTTAGCAACTCACAAACTCAAGGTAAAAATACCACCTATAACAGTTAACGAAGTAATGCTTAAAAAAGTAGATTATCTTGAAAAATCAAAACAAAAACTAGAACAAGAAACTTTTCAAAAACTGAAATTTATTGATGAGCAAATACAATCTCTTCTGGCCATTGAAAATAAATCAGATGAAGCCGATACAAAAATCCAGGAAGTTGATGATAACAATTTACCGTTTTAACGAATCAAGGAGACATAACATGAGAATATTGATGACAGCTGAAGTTAGCACGGTTAAACAGTTAACTGATTGTCTAGAAGCGTTTATATCAAAAGATGGAAGTGACAATTATTTAAGGGGAAAGGAAGAGAATGGATTTTTGGTTGAATTGGTTGAAGCTAAATTGCCGAATGGAAATATTGTGCAAGATATTAAATTTACCGAATTGGAGTAAATAAAATGTTTGATTTTACTGAATATGTAAGTATAGAAGATGCAAATGGGAATATAGTTTCTGTAGAGCTAAGCCAAGTGCGAAAATTATTTAGCCATAATCTGTTCGCTGACGTTGTCATTTATGATTTAAATTATTTAGAAGTTAAAGCATTAAAAGATTTATATTTTTGTCTAGGTGGGGAAAGTCCTATTTCAGAAGAAAAGATAAAACGATTAATCCCAGAACGGAGAACAAAATGACTAAACAAACACTAATAGAAAAATCTTTACCTAAAGTTATCGATTTGACGCAAAAAAGATTCGAAAAAATGGCACCTTCTAATATCAATTTTGATAAAGAGAAAAGCTTTGCCATACAATTATTAATTAATAATGAGTATCTAAATAAAGTAGCAATGGGCTGTCCTGAATCATTAGCGCAAGCAATTACTAATATAGCCACAATAGGATTGTCTTTAAATCCCGCTGGTAAAGAAGCCTATTTAATTCCACGTACTGTAAAAATGACAGTAGATGGCAAACAAAAATATGTCAGTAAGATCTTCCTAGAACCTTCCTATCAAGGTTTATGCAATTTAGCCACAGGTGCCGGTAATATAGAATGGATACAAGCCATATGCGTTTATTTTGACGATACATTTGTTGATAACGGCCCTGGCTTAAGGCCAACACATGAATATGAGGCGTTTTCAACAATAGAATCAAGAGGTAAATTTATTGGCGTTTATTGCGTTGCAAAAACTAAGACTGGTGATTATTTAACAGAACTGATGTCTGTTGAAGATATTTATGATATTAGAAGCAGGTCTGAAGCATATAAAAAATATGCGGATAAAAATTGCACTGGTTACGGCGGCCCATGGGTGACCGATTTTTCACAAATGGCTAAAAAATCAGTAGTCCGCAGAGCCTTTAAAATGTGGCCAAAAACAGAAAGAATGGCTCGTATTGAGGAAGCTATTCAGTTATCGAACGAAAATGAAGGCTTTGAACCACTATTGACAAGCCCAAATATAAGTCAATTCACAGCTGATGAAAAAGAATATTTCGATCAATTAATAGAAGAATCTAACGCAATAGAAATGTTCTTGTTTATTGATTCGATCGATGAAGCTGTTTATATCAGTCTCTTTCATTCATTTGAAAAAGGCTCAAAAGGCAAATATCAAAACCTTGTTAATGCCTTACAAGAATCTGGACGTGCTCAAATGCATGACTGTATAGAGCAAATAAACACCTCTGCTACATCTGGTGACGATTCTGGCATCCTTGAGATTATAGAGGATGCATCACAAGCCTTTATGGATTATGTCTCTAAAAACGTCTCTGAGGAAGCCTTTGAGGTTATTAAGAACTTTGCAAAAAAGGAAGAATAATGAGAGTAAAAAGGTTAAAAAGCATAAAAATAAATTCCTACAGATTTTCGATAGAATGGGACAAAAAATCAGGTGGCGGATGGTTTTCTTTTCATAAGAAGAAGATTAAAATAGGCATTGAGGGTAATAACGAAGATGTTATATTTATGATATTGTGCCATGAGTTGATGGAAATTTGTGCTATCGAAATGAATGTAAGATTAAATCGGCCTGATTGCGATGGTGATTTTATTTTTGTATACGATCACAGGCAATATGACACAATGATTAATATGTTTTCTGCTTTAATCGCTTTGTTTGTATAAAAATAGGAAGAATCATGAAATGTGAATCAACTACATCAAAGTATCAATTAGCGAGATATAGAATATGGATAAATTGCAAAAAAGGATGAGAGCGCTTGAAGAAAATTACAATTGATTAAAACTCCCATCCTAAAACACGTATAGTCAAATTATTAGTTACATTATCTACTCTATAGAATATTGTTTGCGGGATATGTATTTGTATGTTAGTTGAAATGTCCATTTTCTCATTAACCGAGGCCCCGCCAGGATTTCGAATTTTACCTATCAAAATTCTAGCAGCCGAAGACGTATGTAAAAATCCAGAAGAAGTTGTGTTAGCAGCATTATCATCTATTCGTAATAAAACGTTAGCTTTTATCGCTGTGATAGGAATAGCTGCACTTAAATCTATAGATACTTCAGGTGTTACATCTGATGTTCCGTTTACTAAAACTGGTATATCATCAATAATAGATAAATTTCCTGTTTGTCTTGTCTCTATAAAATCACTGCCTGAGTCATTAAAAATAGCACCTACCAGACCAAAAAATGTGAACCCAGTTGGTAAAGATGGCCCTGTGGAAGATAATGAAAAAAGCCCTGATGTTGTTGAGGTATCAGGATTAAAGATAACGAAATAATGATAAAATGTGTCTGGTGCTTCTGAGCCTGTATCTAGTCCGTTTTCACCGCTCACCGTAATATCGATAGTTAAATTAATATTTTCGATTCTTCTGACAACATTAACATCATTTCTCAACGAGACGGCATTTGCATTTATATCAACCAAACTGTCGCTAGTACTCAAACAAACAAGAGATTCATGATCAACAAGAGAATTACCTTGTACAGTAGTCATGTTATCAGGAATAGAATCTACTAAATTTCCAAAAGTAATGCCTTTCGCCCTATCGCCATTCTTAGGGCCAAGAGCAATAATATCTTCATTTCCCAGAGAAGAAATCCTAGTCAGGTTTTGTATTCTAGTCGTTGAACGAGTCATTACATACCTAAAACAGCTTTTATATCGTCAACATTCAGACCTGTTGAGGTTTCAAGTTTTTCAGCATTTGTCCGCCTATCGGGTGGATTAAGTTCTTCTCTCGTGCCTTCACGCAAAGACCCTTCATCTTCTGCTAAAACATATGTTTCTTTGCATTCAGATACAGTGAAAGTCTCACCCTCTAAAAGTGGCCAATCTGACCTAATCGCTCTAGACCCTACTATTTTGCCTATACCTTTCGGTTTGATTGCATACATATTAAAATGTCCATCCAATAATTTCTAAGTTAAGATTTGATGTTGCTGTAACAACTCTATAGTAAATCGTTTGTTGTTCGTGTACTTGTATTGCTTCGGTCCATTGTATTCTTCTATTAGCAACAGAGGCGCCAGGATTCTGATAACCGGCTACCGTAAAAGTAGTAGCATTTGTCGCGGTTATAACTGCTTGAGACGGCACATCTATTGCATTATTATCTAACGCTATAGTAAATAATGCTTCTTTTGCTCTTATAGGAATAGCATCGGTTAAATCTATGGCTGTGACGACTGTGTCATTACCATTCCCTAATACAATAAGATTTTCACGGACAACTATACTGCCTTGTTGTAGTATATCTATAAAATTACTGCCGCCATCATTAAAAACAGAACCTACATGCCCAAAAAACGTAAACCCTAGCGGCAAAGCTGGCATAGTTGCAGATAATGAAAAAAGTCCAGAGGTTGTAGAAGTAACAGGATTAAAAATAACGAAATAATGATAAAAAGTATCGGGCGCTTCTGAACCTGTATCTAGTCCATTCTCTCCGCTCACTGTAATATCAATAGTTAAATTAATATTATTGGCTCTTATTGAAAAATTATTGCTATCTTTAAGTGAGACAGCATTTGCATTTATGTCTATTGTAGACGCTGAAGGATTCGAGCAAATAAGATTTTCATGCGCAGCAATGTAATTATCTCCTACTTGTTCATCGGTGCGTATAACAGCAGAAGGTATGCCAATAATCGAAGGAGATGACCTGTATAATGCGCCAAGAGTATCTTCAATCCGTAATGAATATTCACCATCTAAAAATATATCTATGCCATAGCTGCCCCTATTATCTAATAAGATTGTCGTTGCTAAAGGAATAGTTAAAGCAGCATCTGAAAATGGCGCTTTAGGGAACAATTTAGGATCTTGATTAGGCTCACCAAAAAAGGCATTAAATTGCGCAGTGGGATCGCCATTGATATCAAAAGTCTGTGGAAATGGATTGACGAATTGAGTCATTGTGGCGCTCCTTCTTGTAATTGCGCAGCAATAGAAGCTTGAGAAACAGGCACAATTACTTCACTTGGTTTAATTAAAACATTTTCTAAAATCTTTCTAATTCTTACTGCATTTCCTGATCTTAATAATATTTCTAGTTGCTTGGGATTCATACCAGATTCTAATAATATATCGCCTGCTTGTTCTAAAGCAGCCGTAAAAGCCTCCCCACCTTTTTTAGATTTTAATCCTCTTAATATTCTTGAAAATCCAATGGCCCCAGCCGTAGGATCTCCTAATGCAGCTCGAGCGGCTATAAAAGAATCTATTGCTTTGCCTGAATCAATCGCTTGTTTAACAGTTGTCGAATTAGCTTGTGCAGCCCTTCTTGTTAGGACAAAATTAGCCTCTCTTTCTAAAACATTAGAAAAATCCTGAAAAGATTGTTCGTCTGGAAATAAACTTTTTAATTTTTGTATATCGCCACGTTTCCCAAATAATCTACGAACAGCGTCGGCATTAATTTGTAAATTTTCTGCTCTATCGACAATAGCTTGTTTAGCACCCAATCTAAACATTTTTAGTTCGCTATCCCCCATGGATTTAACAAAATCTTCTATTTCTCGCGGCTTTAATTTAAAAAACTGGCCGCCAGCATCAGCTGCATTTTCTAAAGCTGCTTTCCCTGCAAATACACTTCTTCCTTGCGCATATTCTGGAATAGCTGCGTCTGCCTCTTCTACCATTACATTTTTTAATCGAATCAAATCTCTTACTCTATTATTTTGACCTTTTCTTAAAGCAGCTCCTACTTGATCATCAAGTTCCTGTTTTGTAGCATCAATAATATCAATATTGGTAATAACATCGCCTGCGGCTTCTTTATCTGCTAACCTTCTGTCTGCTGCTTTTCTAGCTCGACCTAAAGAATTTTTACCTGCGAACAATCCTTTTAATCTTGGGCTGAGCGGAACAGAATTACCTCTGGCTGTTGCATATAATTCATCTATTTGCGGTTTTAAAACAGTATTCATTCTAGCGATTTCATCATCAACAGAAAGACCTATAGTGCCAGTCGCTTCATCAATACCCGCAAACAACCTACTGGCTTGACCAGCCTGTCTTTCATTTAAAATTTGTGCAGCCCTTCCTTCTATTCGTGGTACTTCATTAGAGGCTACCCTTAATAATCTGCCAAAAGAATTTGCTACATCGGCGGGGACACCTTCAGGGCCAAGCGCTTGTAATCTTTTTGCAAGATCAGAGGGAGAAAGACCTTCTCTTACCATCTGTTCGGCTAATAATGTTGCTGCCCCCTCTTCTGATAATTGTGATAATTGTGATGTTAACGCAGTAATACCTCTACCACCTAGATTTAATAATTTTGTTAATCCTTGTTGAACGGCGACTCCGCCTAAGGGAAATAAAATAGAGCCAACTAAAGCGCCTTCTTCTCCAGCTTCAGCTCTGCCTATTTCTTGACCCGCTCCTGCTAATCCGCCTAATGCTATATCTTGTGCGGGAGTAGTTTGACCAGCCTGTCTTAAAACACCTCTAATTGCGCTTTCAGATTCTCTGGCTAATGGGGACAACGCTTGGGCGCCTTGCCTTAATGCGCCTCCCAAGCCAGCTCCTATTCCAGCTACTTCGCCAACGCCGCCTAAAATATCTGCGGGTGTCCCAGGCCCAAGAAACGCACCCCTAGGTTCGGCTAATTGACCAAATGTAGGCACTCTCTTTTCACTGCCGACTACGTCTAAAATTGCATTAATAGTATCAGGGCCGAGAAAATCCAATAACCCTAGTAATTGTCTATTTACACCGGCCGCCACTTCTGCGCCACCAGCAATAGCAGTACCTACAACACCCCTAGGTTCTTCGGCCGGAGCTGGAACTGGCGGTTGCACTGGTTCTACAATAGTAAACCCTTCAGGCACACCGACTGGTTCTACGATAGTAAATCCTTCAGGAGTTGCCATTATTGAAGTACCCACGTGCCATTTCTGACTACAATTTCTCTGCCATCTTTTGATCGGGCTATTGTTCCTTCCGGCTCCTTAATTGGATCAGCAGGAACAGGTGTGAATGCGCTTGGTCGTCTACTTTCAAATTCTTTTAATCTTTGTTTTCCTAATATTCTAACTCTAGAAATTTCATCTTGATCGGCTTGTTGTAAAATATTCCCTACTAATATATCGGCAGATTGCCTTTGTGAGTCAAAAAGATTCCGTGATTGTTGAACAAAATCGGCTCTTTGGTCTGGCAATAACCTTTGGCCTGTTATTGCTTTATTAATGGCCGTTCTAACAGCCGTTGGAACTGTAATATTAGTATCATCTGCTTTGCTCAACCATGCTCTTGCTTGTTCTGCTGTTTTAAATTCTGATTCTCTAACAACAGATCCAGGGTCCAGTATCTTCATGAAATTAAATATCAAGGCAAGGTCACCTGCCGCCGAAGGCGTTTTTGTTACAGCTTGTATTCGATTAAATGCATCCCCAACTTTTCTAAAATCTTTCAAATTATTATTCAGTGTTGATCTAAGCTTGTTTACTTGTGTTTGTTTGCTCTCTCCCGCTTGTTTACTCGGAACTGACGCTATTTGCTGACCACCAGGGCCAAATCGTACTTGTCCTTCGGATAATGTAAATGCTTGGCCTGGCGTTGGAGCCGTTGCCGGCGCTAATATTTGATCAGCGATTGAAATCTCATTATTGGCCGCTTGTAAATTGTTTTCTAGCATGCTAATCGCTTTATCAGGATCAGTGACAGATAAATTAGTTAACTCTTGCGCTTCTCGTATATCAAAATCAGGATCGTCTTTATTTCTAAGTACCCATTGTTTAATATTATTGTTTAGCGTCTCAGGGCCACCTTTTAACAACTGTTGTGTTTGTGCTTTTCGTCTAATTGCGCCTGCTCTTTCAGTTTGTAACTGTTGTTGCACTTGAGCAGTTTGTAATTGTTGTTGCATTCCTTGCGCTGCAAATAAATTTTGTAAAGCCTGTGGATTTAAAGCAGACAATTTATCTCTAGCAGTTGCGTCACCCCCTCGTAATTGTTCGATTAATCCAGGCGTCAAGATATCTGATCTTACACCTCTACCGAATTGAAATCCTTGAGAAAGAGCGCCCAATGTTTGAGGTACAAGGGATGCACCATCTAATGAAGCTAATGTAACCATATGTCCTCCAAATGTTTAATAAGGCCGCTATAATTAATTGTTTTCAAACCATGGCTGTTACCCACAAATTCAGGATGTAATTTTTCTACTTCTTGTGCAATAAATCCAGTATTCATAAGCGGTATATCAATCAAATCTTCCACGCCTGGTTTCCAATCCCATTCATATAAAATTAAATCATGAATAGTCCCTATTTGTTTTATATTAGTTTTTAATCGAATGTCTGAAAAAATACCACCTAATAAACCACCCAATAAACCACCTGTCTGTTGCTGTCCTGCCGCCTGCGCTTGTTGTTGAGCGAGCACAGTAGACCCTTGAGCTTCAGCTTGTGCTTGCAATATATTGGCGATATTAGTGGATTCAGTGCCAAAAATGTTGGCTATCCCACCTGCGGCTCCTTGACCAAGGCCAGCAAGCTCAGCTGTACGTCCGAATAATAAATTTTCAAGTTGAAATGCCAGATCAGCCGGTATGTCAGCAGCTGATCGCGCAGCTGCTCCTGATCGCGTTAATCCAGCACGACCTAAAGCGGACTCTGCCGATCTTTGTCTTTGTGCAATCAAAGGATTTAAAGCGCCACTTTGAAAAATATCACCTATATTTTGTCCAAATCCACCTAAAGTAGCACCTGCTTGTAATCCAGGCAATGCCCCTAATCCAGCTTGGGCAAAAGGTCTTAATTCACCGCGTGCGGCTTCAGCACCACCTGTAATAATATCGCGACCTTCTTCAAAACCCTGGAAAATTGTTTCTCCAACACCACCGATCGCTGCTTGTTGAGCAGACGTATTAATGCCCAATGCGCTCCCGATCTCACCTAAAAAACCACCACCACTAAATAAACCCATAATTAAACCCCTTAAAATTAGGTGAAATCTCCCACAAATTCGCTGACGTGATTAGTATCATAATTTGCGTCCTCAAGCGTAACGCCCGTAAAAGTATCCGTGACACTGCCTATTTGTAGCTCAAATTTATCACCAACAACATCCTCGGGTATTTCAGCCAAAAACGAAACGGGAATATTAATGCCATCTTGGTTTCGACCAGCAAAATAAGTCGTTGATGGGCCTGCTGTTGCGGTATCAGCATTAAAAAACCTTACCTCTAATTCTCTCCCAGAATTTGCATCATTCCAACTAATTGTTAGTAAAGCAGTAACGCGCCAAATACCTTGGAAATCAAAAATAAGCGCATCATTTGCAAAATCCTGTGTAACGCCTTTTGGATTAGTTAAAGCCGCAGCATCAAAAGCAATCGTCTGAAAGGTCGAATCAATATCAGCCATTGCTGGCGCCCCAGTTTGCTCTATGCCTCCATAGGCTGCGACTACAAAAGTAGTAGGCGTTAATCTTAACAGTGTCCCTAACGAATCCAGAAACTTTTGAAACTGAAACGAGGCAACATGTTTAATACTACCAAACGTATCTTTGGTTTCTTCAATGATATTGTCGCCGTGTTTCGGATTGTTGGGAGCGTGAGGCATAATCTACCTCATGCTTAAAATGTTAAACATTAATTGATACCCCATCAACACTAAAATCAACATCGCTTGTCGTTCTAAAACGCATACCACAAAATCTTTCAAATCTTCCCGCACCTCCAAGCCAAGCGACTTGCTGTTCACTTTTCCCAATAGCGCCCAAAAGTCTTGGCACTTGTGGGCCAAAGGTTAAATTGTCATGGCTTATTTGTAATGCGATAGAACCAGACAACAAAGACGTGCCAGTTATACAAGATAAATAAATCGTATTAATTGCAAAATAAGAATTAATTTCTGCTTTTACAAAAGTCTCGATCACTCTTTCAATTTCATTTCCAAATTCTGTAATAATGGTGTTGTCTAAGACGCCTATATTTGCATCATTAGTATTACCTGTAATGTATTTGCCGTAAGTAAAAGCTAAATGATTAACTTCCCACGGACTTACGACTCCAAGTCCATCAATACCGCTTTGTTGAAAACACCAATCTGTACCATAAAATGTAAATGTATTTCTCGCGAGTCGAAACGCAACCATATCGACACCACTCTTCGTAAATCTTTGAGAGGTGCATAACTGTAATTCTTGTAATGTATATTCGTTATTTAAGATTTCATCAATTTGAGGTATCGATATTTTAGGCGCATTACCTGCGCTTATAGCATGAAAGCCGAAGGAGCCGTCTCGATCTCTGCCTAAAAATACAAAAGTATCTTTATAACGCGCCTTAGCGGTTAAATAACCTGATTCAATAGAAGCTTGGTCAACTCTCTGAAAAACATTATCAGCATCACCTGTATCTCTAAATATTTCGAATGAATCTATGCCACCGACATAAAGATCATTTCTCAGATTAATAACGCCTGTATTTCTATCAGGTAATAATTCAGCATCAAAGAAATTTAGTGCCGGAATAGTCGTGGGGTCATTAACATCCGTAAAAAATAAAGGGCTTCCGTCAAAAGGCACAAAAACAAATCTTGAATTGATAGCTTCTACTTCTACGCTTGGTACAAAACTACCTGTTATTTCAATTAACCCACCAGATGTAGAAAACGAATAGCCCTTTCCCCCTTTCACAACAATTTCTAAAGCAATAAAACTAATCGCCATATCAACATCAGCAGTGCCTTCAATCATGCCTAAAACTGTTTTAAACCCAGAATCAGAAATCTTAATTAACTCTGTGCCTGAAACTTGATAATGCTCTTCTTGAAAACTTATAGCGCCACGACAATTACCTTCACCAACAGAAAGAGCAGTAATACCAGGCGTTTTTATTAAAGTGTTATCACCAGGATTAAATAAGTTAACAAGACTTTCCTGTAACCGTGGGATATCTTTATCGCCTTGTATACCTGTAGGAAGTGGTACTTGGGTCATTGAATCACCACTCTTCTTATAACAATATTCGCAGAAGGAGCACGGTTCCAATCAATAGGAGTCGGCGTTTCACTTAATAGCCCCCCTGTATTATTGCCTTGTGAATCGCGCATTAATTCCACAGTAAAGAAATCGTCTTCATTAAAGACTCGTGCTATTTCAAATTGAACTGGAACGTCATCATTTGCACCATCTAATTTTGCAAAAACTGAATTGCCTGATTGCACGCCATTAACTTTAATGCGCCAAAATAACCAAGATACCTGACCTGCACCTAAGCGCCCATATTCGAAGAAAAAACTTATTGCATATTCATCTGTTTCATTAAATGTGACTAAGCCGGTAGCATCCATTTGAACAGGATCAGTCGGCCCATTAACGGCTGTACCGAATTCTATCTGTAAAGGATTGTCAGTACCAATAGGATTTTGAGCAACAAAACTACTGCCATTAATTAAAATTTCTGTCTCTACGACTAGCCTTTCCCTAAGAACATTTAGAAGATCGTTAAAGGGAATACCTTTAGCTCTATCGCCATCACCTGGGCCAATAACAAAAACATCAGAATCTTCAAGCGCAGTGATTCTTGTAAGATTTTGTACTCTTGTTGTTGATCTGACCATTTAAGTGCCTAATGACGTATTAGAATCCGCACCAACAACAAGCGTATCTGGAAAGAATCGTTTAGCCCTTGGTCCAAGATTAACACCTTGACCAAGCGGTAAAGAAGCAGGAAATGGTTGCTCTGGCCATAAACCGAAAGCTGCTTTCATTTGCCTATAATAAATCTTTTGATCTTTTCTTAAAGATGCTGACGCAATGACTTTTGCTATCTTCTGACCGGCTATAGCAAGCGAACTCATTAATGCATCATCAGTAGATGCAGGATTACCAAGTTCATCGGCCGGAGTATCAGGAATAGTAATGCCTAAATCGAGATTAACAGACGACCATCGATTAATCATACGAATTAACTCATCGAAAAATGCACCTTGTAAAAAGGCATCCGGAGGATTCAATTCATTAAGAACACCAAGAAACTGTAACGATCCATCTACTACTTCGGCTGCTGTTGCCATATCAACACCTCTTTTTTAAAAAGAGAGCTGCCCATTAAGAGCAGCCCTTTAAGGAGTATTAAGGTGTTTGTGATCCTGCTAACACACCGCATTTCAGCGGATCACGAATTGTTATACCGAAAAAGGTAGTCATACGCCATTGCGTGGATAAATCAGCAATATCGCCCTGCTTAGCAATAACAACATTTAAACCTAACTCGGTCGTAGCATTCATCAAGATCATGCCACCTAAGTCTTCTTCTGATCCAACGACTGGCGCAACATTGATACTAATTGCATCGTTTTCCCAAAATAAGTTGGTATTCGCATCATCAAAGTTAATAAATGTTACGGTGCCTGCTGCTGGAGCTTCAACGGTCACATTAGCCCAATCTTTCTGAGATTGTGTTGCTGTGGTTGTAGCTGAAGCTGTAACAGGAACAATTTGAGGGCTAATAGTCATGTTAGTCGCGTCAACCACGGCTAAAACTGTAAAAGTTCTCAGATTCCCAGTATCATTTTTGTTTTGCATAGACACTGCGTTAACCGTAGAAATCGTGAATTTATCACCAGGCACAACACCCGCAGTACTAGCGACAACTAAATTCATTCTACGATTATCTACATTGGTCGGATTTCCTTCTGCATCCAAAATATGACCGACAGGAATGGCAGATTGAGCACCAGTAACCGTTGTAGAAGCCAATACAGCAGCTGCCTTAACTGGCGTAAAAGAGGTTTTGAAAGTTAAAAAGTTCGCAATCTCTGCAATCTTAGCCTTTTCGTACGCGTTTTCAGAAATGCTATTAGGGTTAATAGATCGACTTGCAATCTGTAAATCATTGGCCATGTTGTTATAATCGCCAGGATTTAAGATCATTGTCTTATCGGTTATCTGACTTACATCTTGCTCAGTAAAACGTGTATCTACATCTGCAACATCTGCAAAACCAGCTAATGGAACAGTACTTGATACATACTGACTGCCTTGGATGTTAACGGCATTAGCACAAGCAACATTGATACGATTATCTAGGGCTTGAAAACCTGATGCTACCTTACGGCTTAATTCTGAGGTATCTAAGATATCGGTATTTGTGAGCCTAAAATGCGTATTAGTATATACATTAACTCTGTGCGGTACGGCTAGACCTGTTATCTCATTAAAATCTGTAAGCGATAATCCGTCTACAGTTGTAGAGACATAGGGTACGTCATACCATTCTGTGAACTCGCTACGATGACCTGATTGACCACCCATGCGTCTAACTGTTGATCGTCTAAGGCATATATTATCTGCCTCAAACTTTTCTAACTCATCACCCAATACTCGGGTGACTATCTTTGCTTGATTACTCATGATCGTTTCTCACTAGTTAAGTGTCGAAACGTCAAATCCTGCTGCTTTTGCCTGCTTTTTAACTTCTCGTCTAGCGTTTACTGATTTGGAAATAGTCTTATTAGTGACAGCTTTATCTATCTTATCAAGCTGCTTCTGCCAATCACTATCGCTTCCACCAACACTAGCATTATCCACTTTACTTTCAGGATCAGCTGCATTTGATCGTTTCGGCTGTATGGTCAATTTACCAGCCAGCTTACCTAGCGAAAAAGTAGTCTTACCAGGATTTCTAAGATATCTCTCCCGATATTCAACAGCTTCTTGAGGGTTCTTTCCAAACCAATAAATCAATTTGGAACCTTCTTCTGGAATTTCTTCCATAATCAATTGTGCAAAATCGTCGCCTAATACATCAAAAGCTTTGTCTTGCGTCTCATTAAAATCAGAAACTTTCAACGCAGCCGCACTCTCTGTATACGTCTTTAATGCACTCTCTTTTTGCTGTTGTACCGCTGCAATACGATGTGCGTTTTGTTCTTCAGCCAACCGTTCATTAACCACACTTCTTAAAAGCTTGGCTTGATGCTTAGATTTTGCCGCTAAATAATCCTTATGATCATCAAAATCTAATTCGTCTGGCTCAGCTTCTACGCCATCAACAACGGGCGCGCTTGCCATTTGCTGTAATTGCGCCTTTAACGCTGTATTCTCGCTTTGCAACTTGTCGTTCTTTTTCGCAAACCTTTTAATTATAAAAGGCTTATTATCTTTAGGCGCTGACTTGCCTTTTTCAGTCTCTTGACCAGCTAAAACGATCTCGTTTTCTTCAATTTCTTTAGACTCGTCGGTGGTTTCTTCTGAGGGAGGATCAGTCTCTTCAGCTTTAACTTCGACGGTAGTTTCTTCGTTTAACTGTTCGGTTTCATCTGCCATGCTCTCACCTATTAGTGGATTACCTCGGTATTTCTACCGGCGTTCGAAGTAATAATACTACAAGTTAGTTATACATTGGCATATCTGTTACAATTGTGCGTACACTGTATATGCAGCATGCATTGTGTGCAATTTAACGGAGCGTATTATGGATACAATCGAAGAATTAATTGAACAAAGAAAAGTACGCGTAGGAACTAATTACAGAACCATGACAAATGGTAGGCCGAGATGGGAATTAAGATTCAATATCGAACTTGATTTATTAAGATCTTTATATCCTGATGTTGAATATGAATATAATGAATATACGGTAAATGAGGAAGTATTTATCCCTTTATTTATCGATTTGATCAGAAGAAAGAAACGAAAGAGAGTAAAAAAATGAAAACATTTACTTCCACTCAATGGCGCCATGGTGCACAGGAAATTTTTAAGACAGTTGCAAAAGAACGCAAGGTCATAATAAATCACGCTAGATACCCTGAGCTTATTTTTGAACTTTCGGCCAGAGAAAGAAGAAAAGAAAACTTGCATGAGTTTATGGCTAAGCATAGAGAGGATAATGATGAAAGATGAACTTGATGATGAAATTTGCTCTGATTCTGAAATTGCTGCCTTGAGCGCACTTTCAATTTTCTATAAATTTAGACCACTTATTAATAAAATATTAGCTGAAGAATTCGAAAATTTTAAGAAAGACAATTATGTTTCAGAGTCAAGAGAGGATAATAGCAATGAATGGTCAACTTGAAGAATTTATTGAAGAATATAGTTTTGGTTACTATGGAATTCCTACTGCAAAATGCATATGGGAAAAAGATCTAAGAGAGTTCTTCAAGGATAAAGTTATTTTTACTATTGATTATGATGAGAAAAATATAGATAAAATAGAATTTAAACCAGCAGAAATGGAAGATTTCGCAAAATATTTAACAAAAAGACTTTTATGCAGGAAACAAAAATCTGAGTTTTTGGCCAGAGAATTGGAAATGTTTAGATTGGACAATGAGGTAGCACAATCAAGAGAAGAAGAAAAACAAAAAGCCCTGAAGGGGAACTAATCCTCTAGGGCTTCTCGGGTTATACCATGCAAAACAGTATATCTTCAACAAACCTATAATAACAAAATAGTGTGCTAACTGCAAATATGAGGATTGAAATAATGAAAATTCCCAAAATAAATTATTATAATAAAATTACTGTAAAATCAATATTATTTGTTTGTATTAGGGCATTACTTATCGGCCTTACGATTGGGTTTTTACTTATGTTTTTTGCTTATATTTAGAGGATTAGAATAATGTCCAGAGATATAGAAAATATACATTGTTCATGTAGTGGTGTGTATGAATATGTTGATACGAAAACACCAGAGATAAAAAAATATGGATGTCACAGAGATACAAAAACTAATAATTGTTGTGTGGCGGCGATGGAGTGCAATAAATGTAAAACTAGATTAACTATATCTTTTTGTGCGCCAGATTATGATTAGGGGAGTATGATAATGAATGAATATACGATAAATGAGGATGGTGAGATTGTTAGAGGGCCAACTAAATATCATATTGAATTGGTAGTGAGATTACTTAATCAATATCAAAAACGATTAGAACACGAATTAAATATGCGTTATGCAGCAGAAGAGATAATAAAAAAGAATATAAATACATTCTGTTAACGCCTAGTAAACCCTTGCGCTAATTTAACTCTAGACTCTATTGCCTTAGTTCTAGTAGTAATGGCCTCATTAGCGGCCTTAAAGCGATCTATATTTATACCATTTAAAGTCTCTGCTGTTTTCGCTGCATTTAACTGAGCGACAGAAGCATTCTTGTCAATATTGCTTAAGGACTCTTGCGCATTTGCATTGCTTTCTGCGGCCAAGGCTTGAAAATACTCACCCTGCTCGTTAGTTTGCGCTTCTTTTTGTTGTTGCAGTAAAGCAACTTCCTCATCATTTTCTGGCTTTCTTAACCCCATCATTAGCATCTGTCGGGAATTAAAGTCTTTTAATCCAGCTAAGTCTGGCCCATCCAGTGCAGCTATCCATTCAGCATATAAAAAGGGCATATAGGGTGAATTTTCTGGTGTTATTTTCATAATGTCTTTCATATCTTGCATTGTCTCTCGACGTCTTGACGCAAAAGCAGGGCCAGTATCTACAATAACTTCATACACACCAGTCGTTATATCATTGATCGCTTTAGTTCTGCCGGTTTCTTCATCTGTGATTAACTCGAACAAAACAGCCGTACTGTCTGTACCATCTTCTTTAATTAAATTTACTTTCTGTTCTACATCATATATCTCACCAGCAATTGAGCGGTAAACTTCACCCATTCTTTTTAAAGTCTTGGCGATATTATCCATCAGCTCAAAGGTATTCATATCGATTCTAGCGGTAATAGCGTTGATGGCTTTACCTGATGCATGAGGATCTAGAATGTCCTGAGGTGCGCCGCCTGTTTCAGATTGGATGTATTCACTGGCTACTTGCATAACAGCAGCATTATTAGGATCTACAGGTGATGCTTGCCAAATACCGACAGGGCCAGACGGAATCATACTGCCGTCCTCCGCATATAATTGATTAACAATAACGTAATTATGTTTGCCTAAGTGCATCTCACTTAATTGAGACTCACGACCCTCTACTTGCTCATCCGTAAAGATAGGCATAGTTTTTGAAGTAGTCACTGCGGCTTCAGCCATCGACGTTGCAGCCATATTAAATAATCGGTTCGCATCTTTGTCCTTTCGTACAAGACCATACCAGAATTCCTTTCCATCAACATAAGACCTATAGCCGTACATAGGGATAATAGGCAGTAATTTACCTGGGATTCTTACAGCTTCTTCAAGAATTGAAGTACCACCTATAATGGTTTTCCAGACAGTTCGACGGATTTTCTTCCTTTTGGAGATTTCTTCATAACCACCGTCTGCTAGCTCTTTAAGGAATGGCTTAAAGTCTTTCTCGTAAATTGCTTTCCTTCTACCGAGCGGATCTTCAAAAACAATTACCGTTTCTTTGTTTTCTTTGATCTCATAAAAATGTCCTATCCAAACATGAGCAACATTGTTCCAATTGAATCGCCTTTGATTAGGCGGTTGAAAAGCGCTCGATATCTTTTCGCCCCATTCTTCCTCGGCAGCCTCATGTGTGATTTGCTCAAGATAAGTAACGTGTCTAGCATCCGATTTATCGTATTTCTTAGCATTGGCATCAAAAATAGTAGAATTGTAACCTGAAAAAATAGGTTCAAAGATAACTCTCTGTTTATCGTTATCAATGTCTTCGTCATCAACAAACTCAGTCGATAATCTGAGTGCGCTATAACCACCCTTAGCCATCTCTTGTACAGCATTGTCAATTGCTTCAGCACCGCTAGAACGCCTAAAGTCTTTGCGATATAAGCCTGATAATAGATCTGCGTCTGCCTCAGAGGTGACGCCGTCATCAGGAATGAATTTAGTCTGGAAACGATTAGAAGCCCATTCACCTAAAAATCTGTGTACCGATTGGGCAACCTTATTAAATTCCATCTTAGGACGGTCATCAAATAATTCTTCTCTGAACCAGTCCTCATACATAGCGCCATCAACATCAACAAAGCGTATGTCTTCATTAGACCAATCACGCTGTTGATCGACTGCATAATAATCTCTGTCAATGATTATCTGAATTCTATTCAATTCATCATTTGTTACAAGATCATTGTCTACTTTCTTGTGTGGCATAATAGTTAGTCTTTATTTAATATTCCTTTGGCGCAACTCTTATAGTCTTGTCATCTATGACTTTTAGTATTTTAAGCGTTGCCGCACCATCATTAGTAATACTTTCCAGAAAATATTCTTCGCTTCCTTCATATTCTTTAAGCCCATTTGTTGAATTTACTTTTAAAATATATGTGTCCATAATCATTGCCTCAATTGTTATTAATCACTCGCATCAGTGCCAATGGCTATCTCTCTATTTAGTGAGTCGTCCCATATATTACACAGCTCAAAATAGGAAAGATGTGGACGCTGCAATCGAAACAACCGAGTATCTAATGTATGACCTAATACATCTTCTTTCTTTTTCTTCCATTCTTCTATGTAAATAACATTTGTCATAAATTCATTTCTTCATTGCCTCACAAAATAATTAATCGATGGCATCTGTGGCTTACGCCGTTTTACTTTAGGAATAAACTCAGCATCCATCGACATCATAACAGGGTCACCAATGTTAGGCGAATTAATGCCCTCTTTGTACATTTCAGGCTTGGATAAGATTTGTATCTTTCCGGTGCCGTTATATTTGCGTGGGATTCTGCATAGTTCTGATCTAAGAGTAGGAAGCTTAGCAATGCTTGAGCTAAAGCTGATCATCTCGCCTATCTCAGTATGCTTGTTTTCTGTGACAGCCAGATAGGTCTTAAAGATTCTATCTCTTAAATTCCAGTATCGTTGTGCCCTTCGGTTTAAAAATGTTTGGCGGTTTGTTTTGGCCTGCATGACCATACCAAGTGTAGGCTCATAGATCTGATCAGGGTGTGCTACTTTTGCCTGACCTTCAAACATTTGTACGTTGATATTCTTTTGATCTAATGCGTCTGTAATCTGTCGCTTTAATCCTGCGCCTATTCCGCCAGCATCCCAGATAAAGAAGTCTGGTTTAGTAGTGTGAACATAATCTAAAGCCCAGTCACAAGCGTCATTAACCTTACCTTCTTTTGAATCATCCGCATAGATCAATACAGAGCCATGCATATGCGTAAGACCGGCTGCATCTTTACCGCCATCAAAAGGATCGTGTGCTACAACCTCTAAACCTTCAGGCTTAAACCCTAATTTAATGTGTGCATCAATACATGCATCAAACCATTCAGGATCGATGATAGCGTTCTCGACAGTGTCAGAGTATTTGCCATACCATTTAGCTTCATAAGCAGCGGTACTCATATATCTTTCGTCATCGGCTCTTTCTACTTCTAGTCCCGAACCTAAGAACCACGGATTCTCATCAAAGTTTATTTCAACGACAATCATTAAGTCATCTTCATAATAACCGCATTCTAACAGGTCTTTTTCTGCTCGCTTTAGATAACGTTGAGAAATAGGATCTTTACTACTACCTCGATTCATTGAGATCCAAATCTCAGGGATCTCTATCTCTCGATCTTCCTGTTCTGCTTCTTGCTGCTCTTTGGCTGATGTTCTAATAGATGCTGTTAGTACTCTGAGCGTACCAGTGCTTAAAGTCTCGCCTTCTTCTATCCATAATATTTTGCAATGTATTCCTTTTAAGCTCGTTATATTGCGAGCAAGGCCACGATAGAATATCCGGCCTTTTGAAATATGGTTAATTTCTCTAGCTAAAACATCAAAACCTGTAAATCCTAATCTATCTATTTCATCAGTAAGTAGCGAATGAACAGAATCATCAATTGAACTCCAATACTCTCTAGCACAGCACCAAGAATCACCTTGTGTTACTTTAGCTAAACAATGATCTGCTATGAATGTAGACTTAGTAGAACCTCGACCACCAACAAGAATCTTAATGCGCTTAGGCTTTTGAAGGAGTACGCCTAGTCTATCGACGTATTCTATGTTAATTGCTGTGTTATTCATTACTAAGTTTTATTCGAATATAATAACAAGACCAGCATAAAGCCAGCATTGCAATCAAAACAAAGGCTGTTAGCAACAATGGTAAGGATACAAGTATATAAACCAGGAATTGCACAATTCTTTCATAATCTACATTAAGCATTATTTAAGATCCTCTTTCTTCTTTACTCTTTTACCAGTGCTCTTAACACCGGCATAAGTTATCTCTAAAGCCAATGGCTGTTCACTGTCGCCTGATAGTTCAATAGCTTTAAGTTTAGGCTGAATGTATTGAGCTACTTTGTCCCAACCGGCTATTGCTGTTATAGCTGAACTTGAAGCATCGATAATAACTTTAGTCTCTGCATCTATTGTAATCTTCCCTTTTGAATGCTCATCAGCAATCCTTTGTAATGTAACACAATTTTGAGCCATTTTAACAATAGGATCAAAGTCATCGCCATACATATCCTTCAATCTATTGAGAAGAAATATCTTGTTTTTGTAGTTTGTTACTTTTGTCGGCATATTATTTAGGTCAACTTACTGAATGATGGAGGTTAACAACTGATTAGTTATTGATCAATTTAAGATCTTTATCTACTCTGCTGTTTGCAAGTATTTTTTCAAAATCATCGTCGCTTATAATGGGACATGGTGATCGGTAAGTTTTCATTAGCAGTACCTATTAAAATGATCAAGTACAGGTTTTAAAGTTTCGAAATCATTAATGTTATTAATTATATCGTCTTGATGGGCTAATACATAATCTACAATAGCTCGCCATGCCAGAGAATCTGTATCCATCCATTGAAATGGGCTTTTGTGTAACGGCGGGCAACTTTCTATTGAAGAATCTCCAAGCATGTACACTTGTTGACTGTTATCAATACTTGGTTTAGTTCTCATTATTCTTTCCTTTAAGTTTTCCATTATCAGCAATATTTCTTAGGACTTGTTTCTGGAACAATTCTCTATCTGCCTTTTCAAATGCTTCCATTCTGATAAATTAATTACCTTATTCATGCTGATACCAGTATAGTGTTACCGATAATGATTGGTTCGGCATCATCAAATTCAATCTTATAACTAGCAAACTCTATACCGCTACTGGCTTCTGTAATGCTTTTACAGCCTAAGTATCCAATGTGGTAACATTGAAGTGGCTTATTTAACTGACAATGGCCAAACATAATAAAATTATAGCTAAATGTGGATTCAAGTGTACTTGTAGTAGTTGAATCAACAACTTTTTGTGCTAATGGTTGTGAAAGATCTTCCATTTTAAAAAACTCTAAGGCCTCTTCTTCGAGTCATTTTGATTGGTCTAGCAGTTGGTTTAGTGGTGCGTCTCGCCTTACGTTGAAATTCTGGCTTCGCACTAAATCGTCGTGTTCTACGGGTAGGTGCAAATCCACCAGCTCTTCCACCTCTTCCGCTTCTATGTGGCATGATTATTTCCTCCTATGTTTCATGTGGAACATTTTAATATCGAAAAGCAGTTAGCCGCGTGCATTATCCGTAAATTGAACAAAAAGTGACGGTGCTGTAGCGCCTGCTAAAGTGGCTTTAAATGTTGTTGGACTACGCCATCCAACATCCCTGCTCGTGAGTACTGTATAAGTACCATTTTCCATGTCATGGAAAAGCCCATCAGCTAACAGAACAGTTAACGTTAGCGTCCCGCCACCAAAATCACCATCTGCATTAATTTGGAAGCCTTGTACGCCTCTTGAGCTTGCAGGAATAACTTGATATACATGCTCAAAATCGCCATCTGCTTCAAGTAGTTCGCTTGTGATTGCCATAATTTTTACCTCCTAAAGTTCGGTTACTACGACATTATCAAAATAGCTTCCGCCATGCGCAAAAGAATAAAGTCCAATAGTGCCGGAAGATAAAGAAGTATCCGTAGCCGAAAGTATTTCAGTCCCATCAATGCTGACAGTGATAGAGCTACCTTGAACAACAATCTCTAGCGCATATGTTTGCCCAACTGTATAAGCCACGGTATCTTCTGCTAATAAAGTAAAGACACCAGCTACATTTTTCACAATACGCCGAAAAGCTTGTTGGCTACTCAAAGAAAAACGATAGTAGTTAGAACTATCAGACACACGGAACATCACGCCAATAGTATCATCATCATTAGTATCAAGATCAAGCTCTAGGCTATAATCTGTCCAACTAATACCAGGATCATAGGATGCATACGTGCCTAATTGGGGCAACGCGTTGCCTAACCCATCACGTATATTAGTGGTTTGTTGTAATACATTACCAGTGACCGTCCAAATTGACGGGGCACCCACGGTGCCATCATCTACTACGCTCCAATCTGTATAAATTGATATATCGCCATTTGTATCGAATGGTTCAGACAGAAGAATAGTTTCACTACCCTCAACTATCCAGTCATCCGGTATATTTGCGGTTTCTGTATAGCCAGCCTCACAAGCAGCCATAAGATCTACTTGTAATTTACCAAGCATTACTTGTGGTTTATAAAATCCCCATTCACTAGTCGTATCTGATTGTGTGACATTATCCCAATCATCCATAACATAATCACCTTCCGAATAAGGCAAGTCATAAATAGCTTCAACAGCTGCCAATGATGTATTAGCATCTGCTTGAGTGTCCCACCTTAAAAACTCAATCATTATATGATTACCCAATCATCCGGCATTTCAGTTTCTTCACTATAATTCCCAATTAAAACAGCCATCAAAACACTTAACAGCTTCCCTAGTCTAGGCTCTGGTTTATAAAAGCCCCATTCGTCATCATTAGAGTCTGAATTAGTGACCTCAGCCCATGTATCCATTACATAACCACTCTCTTGATCTAAATACGGTAGATTATAAACTATATCGACCGCTGCTAATGAGTCTTTTGCGTCTGTTTCCGCATCGTTTGGATGGTTCCAAATTAAGTATACTGGCATAATGCCCCCCTTTCCTTTTTTGCTTTTAAAAAATCTTATGGTACTGTAATTCCCCATTTTGCTTCTAAATAATCTAATACGTCTAAAATATCACCCGATGATAACGAAGTATCATATATGAAAATCTCTGCTAAATCACCTGTTAAAAAGTTTGAACTGCCATTTCTGGCAAAAATATGCCGTGTTGTTAAACCTGTCACATTAGCACCTGCTGTATCAGTATCTTCTGCTCCTCCATCAATAGCAATCGCTTGTGTAGTGCCACTTCTTCTTGTCATAACAATCTGAAAGTTTGTGTTCGTATTGCCTGAATTAATCACAAAATTATTTACTGAATTGTTTAAAAAGAAAGCGGTTCCTGATGTATTACCATAAAAACAGCCATATTCATCCGTTGCGCCACTGGTGAAAGCAATAATTTCTTCGCTGCCGCCAACTTCTGCTGCCCTTCTAGCAACTGCAAACATCGTATTCGG